CCAGCGGTACCATTCGCCTGCAATTTAATATCCCCAACAACACGAACAATCCGTTTGCAAATTTGATTCCCGGCGAGGGTATTCTGTTCACGACGGATGTGCACGTAACGCTACCAACCGCAGCTAAAGTAACGGTGTTCTATGGCTAAGACCCCGGCATGGCAAAGGAAGGAAGGCAAAAACCCCAAAGGCGGATTGAACGCCAAGGGGCGCGCTTCCTATAACGCTGCCAATCCGGGTAAGCCCGGACTGAAAGCCCCACAGCCAGAAGGCGGAGCTAGGAAGAAGTCGTTTTGTGCCCGGATGTCTGGGATGAAAAAGAAGCTGACTTCTGCGAAAACCGCGAACGACCCGAACAGCCGGATTAACAAATCATTAAGAGCTTGGAAGTGCTGACATGAGCGATATTGAACTAACAGATCGTGAAAGGCTAATTGCCAAAGAAGCGGCAAAGCTTGCGCTTGAAGAACTATCTTCTGAGTTTTATAAGAAGGTAGGGAAAACTGTTGTGGATAAATTTTTGATCGTCATTGGTATTTTGGCGGTTGGGTTTGTGTTGGGTAAGGGCTGGGTCATAAAGGTCTGATATGCCAACAGTATCTAAAAAGCAAGAGCGGTTCATGCAAGCTGTGGCTCATAACCCCAAGTTTGCTAAGGCAGCAGGAGTCCCACAATCCGTGGGTAAAGAGTTCACTAAATCAGGAGGCGGTATGAAGAAAATGGCTAAAGGCGGTATGGGTGCATCGAAGATGGGTGCTGTTAAAACTGCGGCTCCTAGCCGTGATGGCGTTGCTGTTAAAGGCAAAACCAAGGGCAAACAGATTGTCATGCCGGGTAACAAGATGACTGGCAAGGGCATGAAAAAAGGCGGCTACTGCTAATTAAGGAGCATCCCATGAAACGCAGAACAAAACGGTTTGACGAAGGCGGCGAGGCTAGGGCGGTACAAGCGTCGAAGGGTCGTCCTGAGATGGGCAGTGCTGATTTAGGCGGAACCGGCTTAAAGCGCGAAACGTTTAGCGATGCGTTTGCTCGCGCGCGTCGTAACAAAGAAAAGACGTTTGAGTACAACGGCAAAAAGTACGGCACCGCCCTGAAAGGCGAAACCGGCACTTCTAAAGCGCAAACGTCCTCTAGTATTGATACGGGCATAGCTGCCGGTAAAGCTTCAACAGGTCGGACTCGCGCGCGCCCAGAAGACTATGAGCAAGATGTGTATAAAAAAGGCCGGTTTGAGAACAAAATGAACAGGTCTATTGGGCGTACTACAGACCCAGAAAATGCGGCAAAAATACAGGCATACGAAGATGCTCGCAGAAAAACGGCAGCAGAACGTAAAGCAACCGCAGAGCAAACCCAATCTGCGGGCGTATCTGACATGGGAACTTTGCGAAGGAGCGGCATGGATGCGTATGTTCCTGTGGACGAGCAGCGCATTTATTCGCAGTTCAAAAAGGGCGGCAAAGTTAAGTCTGCTTCTGCCCGTGCAGACGGTTGTGCTGTTCGCGGGAAAACAAGAGCATGAGGCCCTCTCGCGGTATGGGAGCAATTAACCCATCCAAGATGCCCGGCGGGAAGAAGAAAGCCCGTCGGGATGACACCGACTTTACGCAGTACAAAGAAGGCGGGAAGGTCAACGCTGCCGGTAACTACACCAAGCCAGAACTGCGCAAGCGGATTGTGTCACAGGTGAAAGCCGCAGCGACTCATGGCACAGGTGCTGGTCAGTGGTCAGCCCGTAAAGCGCAGTTGGTTGCTAAAAAGTACAAAGCCGCAGGTGGGGGGTACCGCGATTGAAAGCCCCGCAACAGTCGCTGAAAAACTGGGGAGACCAGAAATGGAGAACCAAAAGTGGGAAGCCATCGTCAAAGACTGGGGAGAGGTACCTCCCGGAAAAGGCAATCAAGGCTCTAAGCCCAGCCGAGTATGCCGCCACAACGAGGGCAAAGCGGGCAGGGAAGAAAGCGGGAAAGCAGTTCGTGGCACAACCCAAGAGCATCGCAAAGAAAACGGCAGGGTTTAGATAATGGCGTACACGTCGGATACAACCAGCTTTAACCCAGACCTCAACGAGATATTCGAAGAGGCATTTGAACGCTGTGGGCGAGAGCTTCGTACGGGCTATGATTTTCGTACTATCCGGCGCAGCCTGAACTTCCTGATTACTGAGTGGGCTAACCGCGGTATCAACCTGTGGACAATTGAGCAGGGGCAGATTTCGCTGGTGCAAGGCCAAGCAACTTACGACCTACCGCTTGATACAGTGGACCTGTTGGAGCATGTGATTCGTACGTTTGAAGGGCAGTACCCAAACCAGACGGACTTGAACATTACGCGCATCTCGGTTTCAACGTATTCGACTATCCCCAACAAGCTGGCGCAAGGTCGTCCAATTCAGGTCTGGATCAATCGTCAGTCGGGGCAAAAGGTCGGATCAAACGCGGCAACTCCGCTGTATCCGCAGATTAATGTCTGGCCGACCCCAGATCAGGGCACGGCGCAAGATCCGTACTACATCTTTTATTACTGGCGTATGCGCCGTATTCAGGATGCTGGTAACGGCATAAACGTGGTTGATATTCCGTTTCGTTTCCAGAACTGCTTGGTGGCAGGGCTGGCGTATATGATGGCAACTAAGCTCGATGGCATATCCCCAGACCGAATCATGCTGTTAAAGGCACAGTACGACGAGGCTTGGGACTTGGCCGCTGGCGAAGACCGCGAGAAAGCCGCTGATCGGCTGGTTCCGCGTCAGATGTTTATTGTGTAACTATGGGCAACAGGTTTTCCAGTGGTAAGCACAGTATTGCGGAGTGCGACCGCTGCGGGCAACGGTATAAGCTAAAAGAGCTAACGAAGCTGGTCATCAAAACCAAACAGGTAACGATTAAAGTGTGTCGTACGTGTTGGGACCCTGACCACCCACAGCTCCAGTTGGGCATGTATCCGATAGATGATCCGCAAGCAGTGCGTGAACCACGTCCCGATACTAGCTACTACCAATCTGGCTTTACGGGGTTGCAGTTAACCGTTTCGCCACCGGAGGCAACAACGGATTCGTTCGGTGATCCAAGCGGCGGTAGTCGGGTCTTTCAGTGGGGTTGGAGGCCGGTTGGCGGGGCAAGCGCAAGTGATGTAGGGTTAACGCCCAACTATTTAACGTCAGCAGGTGTCGTTGGCACCGTGACAATTTCGTAGGAGTTGACATGAACAACATGAAAAAAGTAGCCAAGGCGGAAGTTAAAGCGCACGAAAAACGTATGCACGGAGCCAAAAAGATGGCAAAAGGCGGCGTGACTTCGGAGCAGATGAAGTCCATGGGCCGCAATCTGGCGCGTGTGGCTAATCAGAAATCGGGCTGATAATGCCTAAATACTCACACAAGCAGGGCGGCAAAGAAGTCGGCCAAGCTGCTACTTATGCGGAGCCACATACTATGGACGGTAAAAAAGCTAAAGCGCAAGTACCTGAGAAGTCAGGCAGAGCGTACATGGATGAGATGAACATCTCGGCTGGCGGGGTTAGCAAAGGTAACTACAAAGAAACCAAGACCACTGGTATTAAAATCCGTGGTACTGGCGCAGCAACTAAGGGCACTATGGCTCGTGGTCCGATGGGTTAATCATGACGTACAACGAACTGTTCATTGCTGTTAAGAACTACCTGCAAAACGACTTCCCCACAAATACGTGGACGGACGTAGCAGGTACAGGCACGACCACGTCTGACGGCACTGAGCAGATCAATGGGTTTATTACGCAAGCTGAAGAGCGCATATATAACAGCGTTCAGGTTCCTCCGCTACGTAAGAACGTCACAGGCTTGACCACATCAGGCAACAAGTACTTGTCGTGCCCATCTGATTTCATGTCGGTGTTCTCGATGGCAGTTGTTGATGGTGACGGTAATTACGAGTACCTGCTGAACAAAGATGTGAACTTCATCCGCGCAGCGTACCCCAACCCCAGTGACCAAGATATTCCCAAGTACTACGCCCTGTTTGGCCCCACCGTTGTGACCAGTGTTATTACGGATGAGTTGAGCTTTATTCTTGGCCCCACCCCCGATGACGCTTATACCGTAGAGCTGCACTATTACGCTTACCCAGAGTCAATCACAGTGGCTGCTGACGGACGCACATGGCTTGGCGACAACTATTCGCCGGTTCTGCTGTACGGTACTATGCTGGAAGCGTATGTGTTTCTGAAGGGTGAAGTTGACGTGATGGCGACGTACAAGGCTAAGTACGACGAAGCTATGGCACAGCTCAACCGTCTGGGCACAGGTCTTGAGCGTGGTGATGCATACCGTGATGGTCAGGCTAAGATTAAGGTGAATCCGTAATGGCAATTCAACAGGGCCTTACAAACAGTTTCAAACAAGAGATGCTCCAAGCGGGGCAGAACTTGGCAACCGACACGTTGAAAATGGCGTTGTACACGGCTTTCTCTGATATTGGTCCACTGACCACTGCGTACACGACAACGGATGAAGTAACAGGTACTGGATATGTAGCGGGTGGGGTTGCGGTCACTGGGGCAACGATAAGTACACAAACGACTGGTCCCAACGCCGGCACGGTGTATGTGGACTTTAATAACGTGTCGTGGCCGGGGGCTAACTTTGTGGCGCGTGGCGCATTGATTTACAACGTGACCCGTAGTAATAAGTCGGTGGCTGTTCTGGATTTTGGTTCGGACAAGACGTTTACTTCAACCAACAATACCGTCACTATGCCTGTTAATTCAGCGACGACGGCGCTAATTCGTTTTCCTTGAGAGGTAGTCATGAGCACAAAAGAGAAATCCAACGTAGCTGATAGCGTGGATGCTACGGTCATCACAAACAAAGGACTGCGCGAAGGTCTGGGCGCATCTGGCGTATATACCGTGGTATGTATCGGCGCTGACGGCGTTGAGAAGTGGCGTGATACGTTCCCCAATCTGGTGGTCAACTCTGGCTTGCAGTTGATGAACAACACCTTCTTCGCTGGCACTAGCTACACCGCCGTTTGGTATCTGGGCTTGATTACCGGTCCCGGATCGGGCACATCGTTTAGCGCAACAGACACCATGTCTTCGCACCTTGGCTGGACAGAGGATGTAACCTATTCCAACGCCAACCGCCCAACAGTGACGTTTGGTACCGCTACGCTGGCTGATCCCTCGGTGATTGCAACGACTGCGACTTCGTTCTCGATCAACGGTGCGACAACTGTGGCAGGTGCGTTTCTGACGACTGACAACACCAAGGGCGGCACAACCGGTACGCTGTTCTCAGCAAGTGACTTTACAGGCGGCGACCGTATCTTGGCCTCTGGCGATACACTGAATGTGACGTACACCTTCACTCTGGAAGCACCGTAATGGGAGTAGGGCATGGCGCTTGTTCTTGCAGATCGCGTTAGAGAGACAACGACCACAACCGGTAACGGCACAATCACGCTGGCTGGGGCTGTCGTTGGCTTTCAGTCTTTTGCCGCTGTTGGCAACGGCAACGTCACCTATTACACCATCGCAGGTCAGGGCACTTCCGAGTGGGAAGTGGGTATCGGCACATACACTTCATCTGGTACAACACTAAGCCGGGACACGGTTCTCTCCTCCAGTGCGGGGGGTACGACCAAAGTGACTTTCTCTGCGGGAACCAAGGATGTGTTTGTGGTGTATCCGTCCGAACGTGCTGTGTACTACAACGCCGCAAACGAGCCGCCATTTGACCCGGCGGGAACGGCAGTGGCCTTATCCATAGCTTTGGGCTGAGAACATGGCAAATCTATTTAAATCATATCCAAGCAAAAACGTCGGCACATCACCGGCGACTGTCTATACCTGCCCGTCAGCCACACAGACCACATTGATTGGTTTGTCGATGGCAAACACTTCGGCCTCACCCATTACAGCAGACGCTTATGTGACTCGCTCTGCGGTGGACTACTACTTGATCAAGTCGGGGGTGGTTCCAGTTGGCGGCACGTTGGTGATTGTGGGCGGTGAGCAGAAGGTAGTGTTGGAGCCGTCTGATGTGCTGAAGGTTGTGACTAGTGCTGCTTCGTCTGCGGATTGCTTCGCTTCGCTGTTGGAGATCACCTGATGAGCTACATCGGCTCCACCCCAACGACACAGAGCTTCATTGCTGGGACGGACTCGTTCAACGGCACGGGTTCGCAGACGAACTTTACTCTGTCGCGCTTGGTTAACTCGGTCAACGATATACAGGTCGTGGTCAACAACGTGGTGCAATACCCACCGAATTACTCGGTATCTGGGACTACGCTAACCATCTCCCCGGCTCCGTCTGCTGGGACGAACAATGTGTACGTGCGGTATTTGAGCACAACACTGCAAACCTTTGCACCTTCGCAGGGTACGGTGGGGTTAAATCAGCTTGCAACTACAGGAACGCCTAGCACTTCGACTTATTTACGTGGTGATATGGCTTGGGCTGCTGCTGGTGCGCAGGACAATATTTTTTACGAGAACGGTCAGACAGTGACAGCAAACCGCACGATTGGCAGTACAACTAACGCTATGAGTTCAGGCCCGATTACGATCAATACAGGCGTAACGGTGACGATTGATACTGGCGGTAACTGGGCGATTGTATGAGTACCTTACGAGTCACAACCCTTGCAACTCAGGCTGGTGTAGAGGTCTACACGGCGAAGGCTTGGGTAAATTTTAATGGCTCAGGTACGGTTGCGATCAGAGCGAGTGGGAATGTGAGTTCGATTACGGATAATGGTGTAGGTGACTACACTGTAAATTTTACGGTGGCGCTGGCGGATGCGAATTATGCTTTATCGGTAACACCCGGAGCGGACACAACAAACGGGGCTGTTGGATATCAAAACAGTTTAACGGCACCAACCACAACAGCGTGTCGAATTGCAACAAGATTATTAAATACTACCCCCGCCCCGGCGGCTGATAGGGATTTGGTAATGGCTATATTTTTCCGATAACCCATGAGCACACTAAGACTAACCACCATATCCAACCAGACAGGTTCCTCATCGGTTCCGTCTGAGACCGTGATTAACGGTAGTGCCAAGGCATGGGTGAACTTTAACGGTACAGGCACAGTAGCTATCCGGGCGAGCTTTAATGTGAGTTCGATTACGGATAACGGGGCGGGTAACTATACGGTTAACTTTACAACAGCTTTTGCAGACGCAAACTATGCTACGCAATACATGAACGACAACGGTGCGAGATATTTGTGGATCGACACTGTTACTACGTCTTCCGTAAAAGTTTATTGCTTTGGCCCCTCGGCGTATTTTGATACCGGCATTAATTGCGTTTCTGTTTTCCGCTAAAAGACCATGAGCACACTACGAGTCACCACAGTAACGAACCCATCAGGCGGGCAACCGACGATTGCTGGCTTGGCAAAAGCTTGGGTCAACTTTAACGGAACCGGAACGCCAGCTATTCGCGCATCATTGAATGTGTCGAGCATTACGGATAACGGGGTGGGTGACTATACGGTGAATTTTACCAATGCGCTTGAGGATGCGAATTATGCTGTTGTGGGTATAGGTAGAAGAAATGGTGGGGCGTCTAACAGCGGGTATGGCCCTGTTGTATCAATAAGCGGGGCAAATGACCCTACTACAACCACACTTAGACTTTGGACGGTGGATGTTCAGGCATCTAGTTCTGCGGCAAGTATTGTTGTTGTTTCTGATCTATTAAGTGTTAATGTCGCTATTTTCGATTAACAAGGAGTAACAATGAGCCAGAGAATTATTTACCCAACTGATGACGGCGGTGTCGCTGTCATTATCCCAACGGCTGAGTGTGGCCTGACGATTCAACAGATCGCAGCCAAGGATGTCCCGATGGGCAAGCCATATAAAATTGTGGATGTAAGCGACGTGCCATCAGACCGCACGTTCCGTAACGCATGGGAGTATGAAGCATGATTAAGATCAACATTACCAAAGCCAAAACCATTGGTCACGATATGCGTCGTGCTGCTCGTGCTGAAGAATTCAAGCCTTACGACGACGCTATTGCCAAGCAGATTCCGGGTCAAGCCGAAGGCGCAGAAGCCGCCCGTCAAGCTATCCGTGAGAAGTACGCAGCTATCCAGACTAGTATTGATGCAGCAGCAACACCTGACGAGATTAAAGCAGCACTGGGGATTTAAATGGCAATCGACAAGATACCAAGTGTGGCACTAGATAGCGGCGTTCCGACGAGGGCGCAGTTGCCCGCTGGGTCTGTGTTGCAGGTTGTAAGCGCAACTAAGACAAATACGTTTTCTTCAGCGTCTAGTACATTTACTGACATTACTGGGTTGTCTGTAACTATTACACCAACTAGTTCAACCAGCAAAATTTTAGTTATGGCGACGACAAATGCTTCTGGGTCAGGTGGTAGTTATACAGCAAGTACAAGATTAGTTAGGGACAGCACGGCTATTTATGTTGGTGATGCCGCAGGGTCTAGAATACAGGCAAGCGTTTCAGCAAGAAACACTGATACCGGCGACTCTCGTATGCACGTAATGGTGTTTTTAGATTCTCCGGCAACAACTTCCGCAACCACTTATAAAGTACAACTAGCTTGTCAGGAGAGTAATACAATTTATGTAAATCGCGTTTTTGATGACCAAGATGTCGGAAATGCTGCAAGAGCACGAACTGCATCTTCAATCACTGTTATGGAGATAGCAGCATGAACCACGATGCTATTTACGCTCTCTATCCTAATGTGGTCACGGTTGATGACGGCACTGGTGCGTTTGATGCACAAGGCAATAAAGTTGAAATCGACATGGCAGCGGTTGCTGCTTGGGTAAACCCCAACGCCTACAAGTACCAACGCGCAGCAGAATACCCAGATTTCCGCGACTACCTTGACGGCGTAGTAAAAGGCGACCAAGCGCAGATTGATGCGTACATGGCAGCTTGTCTTGCAGTGAAAGCGAAGTATCCGAAACCGGAGCAATAATGTCATACATCGGCGCACAACCAACCACCGGCTCGTTCCCGTTTGATCAGTTCAGCGGTAACGGATCAACTACGGCTTTTACGCTGACGTATGCGCCAGCAAGTACGACTTCGATCATCGTTGCGGTATCAGGTGTAGTTCAGAACCCAAACACCTATAGTTGCATCGGCACGACCCTGACATTTACGGGCGCACCGCCATCGGGTACGAACAATATTTCCGTCCTCTACTTAGGACTCCCCGTCATCGGGGTCTCATCCCCCGGCAATACGGCGTACTTCTCATCGACTTCGTTTACAGCAACTGCAAGCCAGACTACGTTCACCCCAAGCGGCAGCTACCAAGTAGGCTTCATCAACGTCATCCGTAACGGCTCCCAGCTTGCCCCTGCTGACTACACAGCAACGAACGGAACGACAGTAGTGCTGAACAACGCTTGCACGGCTGGCGACATCGTAGTCATTGAGGTCTATACCCTGACTTCTATCGCTAACGCAATCCCACAAGGCGGCGGCACATTCACAGGCGGGGTTGCTGGTACGACGTTTACGGGGTCTAGTTTTACTGTACCTACTGGTACGCTGTATCCGCTGGTGTCTGGTACTGCGGTAAGTGCATCTGGTACGTCTGTTGACTTCACAGGTATTCCAAGTACGGCAAAACGGGTTACCGTGATGTTTAATAACGTATCAACCAGCAGCACGAACGCGCCGGTGCTACAAATTGGGCCGGGAACTAGCCCAGAAACTTCTGGGTATACCGGTTATTCTGTTACGCATGGTGGTGCTGGTGTTAGCTATCACGCATACAGTGCTGCATATTCAAGCGATATTAAACTTTACGCTACAACATGGTCAGCCGCATACCCGCTTACTGGAAAAGTTGTTTTTGATTTACTGGATGCCACGACAAATACTTGGGTTGTTGGTGGAATGATCGTTATTATAGGTAACACTAATACTGAGACTACAATTGTTGGCGCTAAAGCATTGGCTTCATCTTTGGGTATGGTTCGCGTAACTATTAACGGCACAGACACCTTCGACGCTGGCACAATCAACATCATGTGGGAGTAACAAATGACACGCGCAGTTAATACAGCGTTAGCCGGAGCGGGCGGTATTTTGCAAGTGGTGAGCGTGGCTAAGACGGATGTGTTTAGCACAACAGCTACTTCGTTTACCGACGTGACGGGGCTGACAGTGACGATTACCCCCAAGAGCGCCAGCAATTATATTTTAGTACTTGGCTCAGTTGAGTTGGGTGCAGGGCCTGACGTTGGGTTTATACGCCTCATGCGAGATTCAACGCCTATTCAAATTGGTGACGCTGCGGGGGTTAGAATTCAATCTACCGCGCAGATGCGGAACAGTGTCGATACAGCAGATGCGGACTCTTGTGCGATTGCTTATAAAGATTCACCGGCTACAACATCGCCCGTAACTTACAAAATACAAACCTATGCGTATGGGGGTGTAACTGTAAGAATTAACGCTTCTGCGGATGATGCAAATCAAGCCAACCGTGGTCGAACAGCGTCTACGCTAATTCTTATGGAGATAGCAGGATGAACCACACCGCTATTCGCGCTTTATACCCCAACGTGGTCACGATTGATGACGGCACAGGCGCGTTCGATGCGCAGGGCAACAAGGTTGAGATTGACGAGGCCGCAGTTAATGCGTGGGTAAACCCCAACGCCTATAAATATCAACGCGCAGCCGAGTACCCATCATTTGCGGATCAGTTTGACCTGTTGTACCACGGCGGCTATGACGCATGGAAAGCTGCGATTGATGCAGTCAAGACAAAGTATCCGAAACCGGAGTAAAACATGGCATTAACAACCGTCTCCCCCGGACTGCTCGACTCCACCGCGCAGTATTACAGCTTCAAGAACCGGATTATTAACGGTGCGATGGGTATTTGGCAGCGTGGCACTTCTTTTGCGGCTCCTGCGAACTTAGCCTACACGGCTGATAGATGGTTTTCTATATGGGGGACTGCAAATAGAACCATATCAAGACAGGCTGGGTTTTCTGGCTCTCAGTATTGTATGCGTGTTGCTCGTAACTCAGGAACAACAGATGCCGCATATTCTGGGGTAATTCAAATAATTGAAACAAATAATCTTATTGATCTTCAAGGACAAACTGTAACATTATCTTTTTCGGCAAGGCGCGGTGCAAATTATTCAGCCGCGTCTAATGCAATGATTGTTTATTTGCAATGCGGAACAGCAGCAGACCAAGGAAGTTCAGTATATTGGAGTCCGGGGTGGACAGGCTTAACAAGCCCAATAGTTTCAAACGTAACTTTATCTACTACAGAACAAACGTTTTCTTTACAGGCAGCTATACCAGCCAACTGCCAAGAGATCGCTATTACTTTTCAATATTTATCGGCGGGTACTGCTGGCGCAAATGATTACTTTGAGATAACAAACGTACAACTCGAAAAAGGCAGCACAGCCACCAGCTTTGACTACAGGCCGTATGGTACGGAGTTGGCGTTGTGTCAGAGGTATTACTTTAGGTATGACGGTGGTCAAGGAAGTGGCACATATGCTTTTTGTTCTGGCTCAATATACGGCGCAACAACAACGTTAAGAGCTTATCTGAAATTTCCAGTAACAATGCGCGCTGGTCCAACACTTTCTTATGCTGGTGCTCTTGTCGGAAGTGGCGGTAGTAATGATAACAATGTGTCCGCCATTGCAACACAGTTTACAGGCACAGACTCTGCACTAGTGGATTTTACAGTTGCTGCTGGAACGGTTGGACAAGGAAAAATTATATATGTTACTAGTGCTGCTTACGGGACCAACTTTATTCAAGGAGCAGCAGAACTATGATGTACAAACTAACAAAACCGATTTTTGAAGGCGCTACAGTAGGTTGCATAATCCGCATAGAAGATGGCGCTGCTATCCCCTTCGATCCAGCCAACACCGACTACCAAGCGTATTTAAAGTGGCTTGAAGAAGGCAACGTACCGGAGCCAGCGGAGGAATAATGCTATTTGCTGACGGCTCGTTTTGTGCTGTACCGTTTTGTACGCCTACCCCGCGTACGTGGAACACTGATGTCTCCGAAACGGCACAAGGCACGGACTCCGTCACAGCAGTAGCCACCATCCCGGTCAGCATCTCTGAAATAGCGCAAGGTCAAGATACGGTCGCAAACATCGCAACCCTGTTGGCTGACATCGCAGAGACCGCCGAAGGCACAGACACTGTTACCAACGTAGCTACAATCCCGGTCAATATCGCCGAAACAGCCGAAGGCACAGATACGGTCACAAACACACTGGATGCCGCCGCTGCGATTGCCGAAATACTGCAAGGGGTTGAAACCGTCTCAGCCCAGCTTGACGCTGTAGCAAACATTGACCCATACGCGCAGGTGTCCGATACCATTACGTCTGCCGGGTCGGTACAAAGCGTTGTCTGTGCTGAAGTAGCGGATTTGACTGACACACCGACGAACACCGCAGTCCTTTTAGCCAGCCTGTCTGAAACAGCGAACATCGCCGACTCTGTTGCCAACACCCTGACTGCCGTAGCTTTCGTATCGGAAACTGGAACAGCCGTTGCTTCTGTGGTAAACAGCCTTATTGCCGTAGCCGTCGTGGCAGAGACAGCCCAAGCGTTTGACTCCATCGTCCAGCGCCTATTGTGGGAGTTGATCGACGACAACCAGACGGTAAACTGGCAGGTAATTAATTCGAACACGAACTCTGGCTGGGTGGTGATTGACACAGACACGCCACCGGGCTGGACCAAGATAGATACGATATAGAAATGATTGATCCGGTAACAATTGGCTTGGCTGTTGCAGGGGTTAAGGCGGTTGTCACCGGAGTAAAGGAAGCCGCCGCTCTTGCCAAGGAAGCGTTCGATGAGATCAACGGCGCGGTAGAGTCAGGTAAAACGCTGGCTGATTCGATGTCGGGGGTCACCAAGTTCTTCTCGGCGGCGGGCAAGTACGAGACTAAGCGCAGCCAGCTTGAAGAAGCCAAGGTAGCGCAAGAAGCAGCGGTCGCTAAAGGTGAGCCTGTACCGGATTATGTGTCTGATGCCGAGTACGTCATGGAGCTACTGATTATTGATCGTCAGATCAAGCAGTACTACGACAATATCAAGCATATTTTTACCTACCACTTCCAAGAAGCCGGGATGTGGGATGAGTTCTGGCAGCGCATGAATAAACTGCGCTCTGAGCGAGAAGCAAAAGCTGAAGCCGCCAGACAGGCTGAAACAGAAAAAAGGCTTGAGGCAAAACGTATTGAAATGAAGAAGCGCCGCGAACGGCAGCGCCTAATAGATGGTATTGAAGCAGTAGGTGCAGGTATCGTTATCGTCATTATTATTTTGATGTTCTGCTGGGCTATATGGTGGATGTTTCAACAAGGAGGTTGACATGCTAGGACTAGACGCGCTGCTGGGTATCGGCGGCAAACTGATCGACAAACTGATTCCTGACCCTGAACAGAAGGCCAAGGCGCAGTTAGAACTCGCCAAGATGGCGCAGGATGGTGAACTTGCCAAGATGGCAAATGAAACCGACTTGTACAAGACGGAGCAGAATAACCTGACCGAGCGGCTAAAGGCCGACATGGGTAGTGACAGTTGGCTGTCAAAAAATATCCGTCCGCTAACGCTTGTCTACATCTTGGTGGCCTACATGGCACTCGCCATTCTTGACGCTGCGCTGGTTGACATTGCCGACTCGTTCGTAGAGCTGCTGGGGCAGTGGGGGATGCTTGTGATGTCGTTTTACTTTGGCGGCAGAACGCTTGAGAAGATCATTGATATGCGGGCAAAGAAATGAAAGAAAACTTCAACGAAGCCCTTAAGGCCATTCTTAAACACGAGGGTGGGTTCGTCAATCACCCGAAAGACCCCGGCGGCATGACCAATCTGGGCGTGACCAAAAAAGTCTGGGAAGAGTGGGTAGGCCACCCTGTTGACGAAAAGGCAATGCGCGCCCTGACACCCGAGGTGGTGGGTCCTATGTACAGGAAGAAGTATTGGGATGCTGTTAAGGCTGATGATCTGCCTGATGGTTTGGACTACCTGATGTTTGACTTCGCTATTAACGCGGGTCCCGGTCGTGCGATTAAGACCATGCAAAAAGCCATCGGTACCACGCCTGACGGCGCTATTGGTCCCAAGACCATGCAAGCATTAAAAGATGCCAATCAGAGCGAATTAGTGGCAAAATTCAGTGCAGAAAAGGAAGCGTTTTACCGCAGTCTGCCTACGTTTGCAACATTCGGTAAAGGGTGGCTGCGCCGCGTCGCCGAGGCTAAGACTCACGCTGAAACGATGATTGCCTAAAAGGAAATACGATGCCAAGTACATACTCCCCCGATCTGCGGATCGAGCTAATTGCCAACGGTGAAAAATCCGGTACGTGGGGCACGATCACCAACGACAACCTCGGTGTCATTATCGAGGACGCTATCTCGGGCTTGGCATCGGTTTCTATCACGTCAGCAAACCAAGCACTGACAGCCCAGAACGGCGCAGTAGACCAAGCGCGGTGTGCAGCGGTTAGCCTGACCACAACGACCACCGCCCCATTCAACGTCTACGTACCCCCGGTCACCAAGTTGTACGTAGTCACTAACCCATCAGGGTATACGGCAACAATCTATTGCTCAACCGTCCTTGGTAATACCACAGCAGCAGGTACAGGCGTAGCTATCCCCACAGGCAAGTCAGTCTTGCTTCGTGCAGAAGGCACCAACGTGGTGGAGCAGCTAAACCACATCACAGGCAACCTATCGATTGGCGGTACGCTAAACGTCACCGGCGCGGTGGCTGGCGCTAGTTTTACCGGACCACTGACAGGCAACGTCACAGGCAATGTGGCAGGTAATGTGACGGGCAATCTGACAGGCAACGTAGCCGCAGGTGCGGGGACAATTGCGACAACCAACTTCACCTTTACCGAAGTGGGCGGGGTGTTGTATCTGAAGAATGGCGCAACCAATATTTTGAAGATTGACTCGCTGGGCAATGTCACTGCTCTGGCTAACCTGACCGCCTACGGCACGGTGTAAATATGGCGCTGCCCTCGTCTGGCCCGCTGGCGTTTACCAACATCCAAACTGAGTTTGGTGGCACGAATCCTATTGGTCTGAACGAATACTACCGGGGTGGTCCTTTTGTGCCGGTAAGCAGTAATACAACCACGATCCCGTCGTCAGGCACGATTGCGGCAAATAACTTCTACGGCACTGCCAAGCGGGTTGATGTTCCTTTGACCATCGGCTCACCAGTCTACAACTACGATGTATACACACAAGCCTCCGCAGCACCCAGTTATGTGGCAGGTATTTCAAATGTAAATGTCACAGTGTCCCCCGGCGTACAGGTAGGCAGCACTTCAACGGGCACATACGCCATGCTGGTGCCAAGCTCATTTAGCCCCGGCGATACAGTTGCCATTACCAACAACGGCGTTATCCAAGGTCGTGGCGGCGATGGAGGTGGTGGGCAGTTTGGTGCAAGCAACGGTAATCCCGGTGGTGGCGGAGGCAACGCACTGTACGTCAACCGTCCTGTGACCATTACGAACAATAGCGTCATCGCTGGTGGCGGCGGTGGTGGTGGCGCAGGTGCAGGTTTGACCCCCAATAAAGGCCCTTCTGATTGGGGTGGCGGTGGTGGAGGCGGTGCAGGCTTTGACGGTGGTTCTGGCGGCGGTGGGGGCTATCCCGGTGGTGGCGGTAATAGCAGCTCGGGTGGAGGCGGTGGTGGTGGCCCCGGACCCGGTGGACCGGGTGGTGGTAGAGGTGCTGCTGGAAGTAATGGTAGCCCGATTGGTGGTGCAAACCCACGTTCTGGAGGTCCCGGAGGCGGCGCTGGCTACTACATTATTGGTAATCCGTTTGTGACATGGGCGGCAACAGGAACGAGACAAGGGCCAGCGGGGTGATATGGATAAAGTAAGAATGCGAATTGTTGGGTACGACGACATCAGCCACTCGCTGGTAGTTTGTTTTGCGTCGGATACTACCAAGAGCCAAGACCCGATGGACTACCCAACCTATGCTTTTCAACCACTGACCATGTGGCCTGACGTGACAGACCCTAACGAAATCAAAAAGCGTATCGCTATGGCGGGGATGCACCACGCTCAGATGCAGGAAGCCAAGGAAAACTTTATTGCTGACCAACAGCGCGTCAACGCATTCAAGCAGATGGTAGGGCAAGTGCATGAGTTCACAGTCAACGAGTTGACCGTCGTGGCGCACGAGACTCCATTTCAGGTGGTGTGATGAGACGCAAACCCTACGCTGCATTTGGCCGCGTCCTATACGCAAACTACTACGACAAAGGCGATGTGGTCGAGGTGCAGACCAACGCTTCCAGCCGGATCGTATTGTTCTTCAGCGAGGGTAACTTCACGGCGCGGGACAAATACACAGGCGAAGTGCAGCTTCAGTGCAACACGGGTTGGTTCTCTTACGGCGACCATCAAGACCGACTGATGCTGTGTACTGCCAACGAGCCGACTGTGTGCTGGTGTTATGACCCGGAGATCAACCAAGGGTATGTGCCGCCCATTAGCGTGTTTGAAATGAAGCAGGGGCAGGAGATGTTCTTGGATTCAAATACAACGCTGTTCCTGTGCAAGGGCACCATGCTGGTTAACGAGCGCCAGTACATGGGTCCGTATCAGTTGGCGGTGCGTACTAACGGCAACAAAGCTGTGGCAATAACCGATGTCAACGGACTACTGTTTAGATGAAACATGCGACGAAGCTGCCGATCAGTATTGATCTGTCCCCGTTCAGGGAAGAGCTTCTTGCGCCCCATCAAAAGTATTACCGTGTTCAGAAGTACGCCCGCAACTTAGACGGCACATCCATTCCTTACACTGAGACGCTGAGGGTTTTGAATGAAGCAGAATTTGTGGCGCAGCTACCAGAAGCGTTGGTTGCTATCGAATGGCCTAGCGTGTTCTTGCTTGAACTCCCTGCCTTGGATGCGCAAAACCCCGTGCTACCTGCACACGTAGACATCAACAAGACCTGCGGTATCAACGTCTATCTGCATACGCATGGTGAAGTAACTAAGTTTTACCGATGGGGGCGAGATAGCCGACAGTCTGAGTATGTAGAAGAGTTCTGCGCAGACACTGGGGATGTGTGGCTGATGGATACATCGGTGCCGCATTCGGTGGACATGCTGCCTAATAAGTCACGCAGGATGCTGACGTTTTCCTTTACCAAGGCCAAGTATGCGGAGGTGCTTTCGTGCTTCGCAACCAGATAATCCGGGACATAAAGGCGGACAACGGCAGAAGGCTTACGGTTTACGACAACGTATTGGATTTTGAGTTTCGCAATAGGGTGTACAACTTTGCGCAGAGTTCACTGTTCCAAATAGGCTGGGCGGACGGGTGCATCGTAGAGAATAAACAGCACAGGTTTTTGCACTCGGTGTATTCGGACGAAGACTTGGCTCGGTTGGGAATATTGGAAAGGTTGGCAGAAACGCCGGTAGCGCAAGAAGTGGTGGGGTACAAGCGGACTAAGTGCATATTGAACCTGTCCACCCCAGCGGATGCCAACTTTGTGCATTCGCATCCAGAAGAAAAGATTTTGCTGTACTACGTCAATCTGGAATGGAAGGACGGATGGCATGGCGAGACGCTGTTCTTTGATGAGTCGTGTAAGGACGTTGTGTACACAAGCCCGTATACACCGGGACGCATTATTGCTTTTGATGGGAGAACGCCGCACACCATCAGGCCGCAGTCGTTCTTGTCGCCGTTTTACAGATTTACCCTAACGCTGATCTACACAAAATGCTGATCGTGTTGGATGACGTTTTAAGCGAGCCGCACCGACAGGCGGTAGTGGGTTTTTTCTCCCAAAGCGACGAGGCGCGGGCGATGAAGTGGGAGCCGGGTGGGGTAGACAAGTTACACGGTAATAACTCACCAATGGCGCTTTTGTTGAAACGGGCGGCTGATTATTTTGATTTGTCCTTGATGGTTGGCAGTGAATACTGGGCGCATTACGGAACCCGACCAGACTGGCATATTGACAGGGATGAGAAGCTGCACCAGATGTCGGGCAATACGGAGTGCCCGATTTGCAGCATTGTCTACTACGCCGACATTGACGTGGTGGGCGGCAACTTTGTAACGGAGACGATCTCTGTGCAGCCAGTAACGAACAGGATGATTGTGTTTCCCCCCGGCTTGATGCATGGGGTGGAGAAATATACCGGGACGCGCTTATCGGTGGCTGTAAATCCGTGGGCGCATAAACCTTTGGGATACGTATGATTATTGCAATACCGCCGCGCATGAACTACGGACAGGAGGAGATCGCCTTTTGGGACGGCTTTCTGACCGAGGAAGAGATCAACTTCCTTTTAGCCCAGCCTGAGTGGGTGCAGCGCGAGGCGGGTTGCGTTGGGGGTGTTGGCGGTGCAGTAGTTGACCCAAGCATCCGGGAGACAAGTGTTGGCTGGATAGGGCCAAAGCCCGAGATGGAAGCTTTGTGGGGCAAGCTCTCCCGAGTAGTGGCAGAGGTCAACCGACGCTACTTCCATTTTGATCTGACCGGCTTCCATGAGCCTATGCAACTGGGGGTTTACACCGGCGATACGGGTGGGCATTATGGCTGGCATACGGATGCGTCTTCGCAGGATTCTGGGGTGCCGCGCAAGCTGTCGATGGCGCTTCTATTGTCAGACCCGTCCGAGTTTGAAGGTGGTGAATTTCAGGTAAAGACAACGAATGATGAAGCCAAGACGTTGGAGTCAAAGCGCGGCAGGGCTTGGTTCTTTCCGTCCTACACGTTGCATCGAGTGACCCCTGTGACCAAAGGCGTTCGGCGTTCGTTGGTGTTATGGGTCGGTGGCCCACCGTTTAAATAGGTCAACTATGCCATTACAGAAATTACAATTTCGCCCCGGCGTAAACCGCGAAGGCACAACGCTTGCCAACGAGGGCGGCTGGTACGACTGCGACAAGATTCGGTTCCGCTCTGGCTACCCCGAGAAGATTGGCGGCTGGGCTGCGCTGTCGTACAACACGTTTCTTGGCGTGTGTCGGTCATTGTGGAATTGGGTAACACTTAAAAGCTACAACCTGCTGGGCGTTGGCACGAACCTGAAGTTCTATGTTGAAGACGGCGGTGATTACTACGACATCACACCCATACGCGAGATAAACGGCAACACCCCTTCTGCGGGGCCACCCGTAGTCAACGCCTCTACAATCACGCTTACTGCCAGCGGCACAACAATGACGGTGTCGGACAGCGCCGCAGATAGCCTACAGGCTAATGATTTTGTAACCATTGCCGGTGCCGGTACGATTGGCGGCGTGAACGTTAATGGCGAATATCAAATTACGACCGTTACATCAGGCACTACTTACACAGTTACGCTAACTACACCAGCAACAGGGTCTAACTCTGCGGCAACAATTACAATTGCTTACCAGATCAATACAGGCTTTCCTATCTACACCATCGGTACTGGCTGGGGCACTGGTTCTTGGTCCCGTGGTACATGGGGTTCCGGCTTTACAACCGGCTTTGGTTTGCAATTGCGCCTCTGGAGTCAGTCTAATTTTGGTGAAGACCTTCTATTCTCACCACGCGGCGGCGCTCTTTACTTGTGGCAACCCGGTGCTGGGGCAACACCTGCATACGGTACTCGCGGTACTTTGATTTCTGGTTTGGATGTGCCGTCCCAGATTAACCAGATTATGGTGTCAGACACCTCACGGATTGTGATTGCGTTTGGCTGTAACGACTACGGCGCTTATGGCACAACCACCCAAGACCCCCTGCTTATCCGCTGGACAGAGCAAGAGAGCTATACAAACTGGACTCCGGCGGCGACAAACCAAGCAGGTAGCTACCGCCTTTCACATGGCTCAGAAATTGTTGGCGCGATGCAGACTCGTCAAGAAATCGTGGTATGGACTGACGCATCAATTTACTCAATGCAGTATCTTGGACCCCCGTTTGTCTACGGCTTCACACTGCTTGCCGACAACATCTCCATCGTCTCTCCCAACGCTATGGCAACTGCTGCCGGTGTGGTGTACTGGATGGGGGTCGATAAGTTTTACATTTACTCTGGCCGTGTGGAGACACTGCCCTGCTCGGTGCGTCAGTTTATCTTCAACGACATTAACCGTGACCAAGAAGCGCAGTTTAACGCTGGCACCAACGAGGGCTACTCAGAAGTCTGGTGGAATTACTGCTCCAAGAACTCGACTGTCGTAGACCGCTACGTCATCTTTAACTACCTTGACCGAGTCTGGTATTACGGTACGCTAGATCGTACGGCTTGGCTGGACTCACCGC